TAACTGGACCGACGTTTTGGCACCATCCACGCTGGGTACTGTTGGTTATAAGCCAACCATAAGTAATGTTACCGCCAGCAACATTACTACTAAAAACGCAACAATATCATGGAATTCAACAAATCAAACGACCTACCGCATTCAACTAGATTTTGGCGCAGTTGATACTGGAACAGTAACATCTGGAGTAACTTCAGTTGTCATGTCTGTAGTTGGTAATGTTACTTATTTGGCGACGGTCACACTTGGAAATCAGTTTGGTTCAGTAGAGGGGTATGTAAGTTTTACCACCCCTGCCCCCAGCCTTCCGGGGGCTCCATCTCTTAGCGCAGCCTTAAGCGGAACGACGGGAATAAATTTATCTTGGACAACACCCTCCGATGGTGGGGGCACAATCTCTGGGTATCAGATTCAAAGGTCAACAACTGGACCGACTTCAGGATTTAACTTTGTTCAAAATACAACAGGTAATTCAATATCATTTTCTGGATTTATCTCCGGCACCACCTATTGGCATAGAGTTGCCGCCCTCAATGAGGTAGGACCGGGCCCATGGTCAAATGCTCCATCAGTATTTATACCAACCGTTCCAGCCGCACCCAGTCTTTCTAGCGGTCTAGTCGGAACAAACTCCATCAACCTTTCTTGGTCTTTAGGATCTGATGGGGGGAGTGCAATAACAACTCAACAACTAGAAAGATCTGTAAATGGCGGGACGTATGGTTTTCTAATAAATGTTGCTGTTGGGACAACCACATACTCTAACTCTGGTCTGTCGGCAGGGACCACATATTCGTACAGAATGAGGGTTTTTAATGCAGTAGGTGCAAGTTCATATTCAAATACTACGTCCCGAACTACACCTACTGTTCCAGGGGCACCTAGTAGTGTTAGCGGAACTAAACTGACAAACACATCATTTAGGATAAATTGGGGGGCCGCGTCCTCAACGGGCGGAAGCCCAATAACTGGATATCAAGTAGAAAGGCAGAAGATAGGCGGTGTTAGTTGGACTGCTGTTGGAACATTTTCTGCCTCAACATTCCAGACAACAGTTTCAAATATTACGGGCGGAACTCACCAGGCCAGGGTAAGGGCAGTAAATGCCGTAGGGGTTAGTGCGTGGACAACATCGGCTACATTTAATGTATAATATAAAATATCGAAAGGAGGAGTTATGTCAGATTATCTAGAATTATCAGCACAAGAAAAAAAACAGGTGATTAAGTCACAATTAAAAAATATTCAATTAAATAAGTACGGCCTTGAATTAAACATTCTTCAAGAAAATTCTTTGCCAGACCCATCAGAAATTTTACTTGAAGCATTTTCTAATGAAATGCTACAATATTCGTTGAAAGAGCAAGTGCTAGAAAATAAATTGACTGAATTAAATATTCAGTATCCAGAAATAGAAGAGGAAATTTAATGTCAACAACACTAGAACTTATTGTTCAAGAACTTCAACAGCGTATTGGTCAGATGACCAGCGACTATGAAACAAAACTAGCAGTAATGAAGGCTCAGGCTACTGAACAAATTCAGGCCAGAGATAAGAAAATTATCGAACTTGAGGCTAAATTAGATGGCGAGAATTAATACGATTTCAGACGGACAGCCGTTTACTTACCAACTTCTGAATCAAATCATTCAATCTATTAATGATATTAAAGAGCCAGAGGAAGGTAATGAAGAACTTATTGAAATTAGAGGGCCTGAAACAAGTAATTCTAAAAATAAACCGCTGGTAATATTTGACTCAGATACGCTAACTATTCCAGAAAATCAAACCTCTCAAAACGCAACACGGGCGTTTCGTGGAGGCGGATTTAATAGCAACCCAATAGTGATAGCCACCCTAGTTGACCCAGAAGCAGGCGGAACAGTACCAATTGGCTATCTTATTGTTACTAAAGTAACTAATAATAATTTTACCTATAGAGTAAAACTATTGAGAAAGCGTACCAAGAGTACCAACGTAGAAATTAATTATGTTGCTTTTGGAACTACATCTAAATAGTTAATGTCTGGATACAATTTAATATCTTCCGACCACCCAAAATCTATTAATGGGTTTTATTATGAGCATATCCTTATTATGGAAAAATATCTTGGTCGGAAGTTAGAAAAATATGAATCTGTCCACCATATTAATGAAATAAAAACAGATAATAGATTAGAGAATCTTTTTGTATGCCACCGCCGAGAACATGATAAGGCACATGGTATGAAAACTGTATCTATGTATAAACTTAATCAATCATGGATTAAAAAGACATGTAAGTATTGTGGGATGGATTTTTATGGATCTCCGTCCATAATGAAGAACAGAGTAAAATGTAGGTCCACTTGCAAGGCCATAAAGATTGACAAGACCTGTGGCTGGTGTGGTAAGATTTACACCGTTCCCGTAATTAAAGAACATTTATGGGACTTTTGCTCACGAATATGCCGACGAAAGGCGAACAATGACACAAGCAAAAAATGATCTTAAGTGGATGATGGTTTCAGATGTACATTTTCCTCGTCATGACCCTCGCAAGGTAGAACTTTTCCTTAAGGTTATGAAGTGGATGAAGCCAGATGCCGTGGATCTACTTGGCGATATTGACGATGCTGACTCCACCAGCCGCTGGGCGGCTGATAAGCCAGCAGAGATGTCAGTATCAATTAATGATGGAGGTGTAGATGGAACACGAAAATTCCTTCAAGATATCAGGGCTATCGTCCCGAAGGCTGATTGCCATTTTCATGACGGGAATCATGGTTGGACTCGTCATGGGGACTATCTATCAAAGAAGGCCCCAGCCTTTCTAGATGTAGTTACACCCGATTCACTTTACGAATATTCTAAGGTTGGCTTTGAGTGGCACCTATACCAAGATCCGCCAGTAAAAAGGTTTGGTGACATGTATGGTCATCACGGGGAATCAATTTCAAAACATTCTGGAGAATCGGTTCGTAATGATGTCAACAACTGGGGCGTTTCTCTTGTGCGCGGACATTCACACCGCATGGGTGCTTACTTCCAAACATATAATCTAAGTGGGCAAGAATTGCGCGGATATGAAATTGGTCATCTATGCGATGAAAGTCAAATGGATTATTCTATTCAGAAGAATTGGCAGGCGGGGTTTGCTATTGCCCATGTAGTAAATGATTATCCACACATGCAGTTGATCCAAATTCATGACTATACCTGTGTGGTAGATGGAAAGGTCTTTACCGCATAATGTTGTGCAAAAAATGTGACGGTAAAGTGATGGTGGATCGCACACTAGGATCTGATATCCATGTTGAATTATACTGTTTACGTTGTGGTAAAAGATGGTCACTAAGATATCCTGAAAAGTATGGAGGCTTCGGACGATGGATAATGAAGAAAGAAACTCTGTATCTGACGGGAAGAGATATGGGGTACTAAAAACTCCTAAACGCCGCCGAAAAATATTTATTAATGGCGAACTTCATCACATCATTCATATAAATATTCCAGCAGATGTTGCTACTACATGGAATTTTATCCAAGACAAAATGATTAGATATCCGTATAAAACTATGAAAAAGCACGCCAAGAAAGCATATCTTATTAATGAGGTGGCTAAAATGGTTAGTCGTCACCCAGAGAGAATAAGAATTGCGATAACTGCTGGAAATATTAAAAGGCCGCAGCAGTCTGGCCCTAACGGTAAATTTTATTTTAATGAAGATGACATTTTAGACATTCAAGACTATTTTGCCAATGTTCATTACGGTCGTCCAAGAAAAGATGGTGCTATAACTCCTTTGCATAGAACCGTGACAAAGGACGAGGTAGATGCTAGACTTGGACGCAGGGACGTTCTCTATGTCCAAACAGAAAGCGGAGAATATATTCCTGTGTGGAGGACGGTAGATTTTTAATGGGTAAAAAGAAAACTGAAGAAGAGCAACTTGTAGATTTTATCGGAGAGACCATATCTACTGAAAGTGCATTACTTGCCTGTGCAATAACAATTATGCGTGCAGGAAATATTGCAAAAAATAAAGAAAGCGCAGATGACTTGCTTAATGTAGCAAAGGCATGGTACGATCTAGCAAGATATTTGGGCGGGGAGGAAGAGGATAAACCTAACCCCATTGGATTTACTAGTACATTGGAGACATTAGATGAACCAGGAGATGAGCCCGACACGGGTGAAAGTGGGACTGAAGTTCGTAAGAAATCTCGGTAACTATGAAAATATCCATGTAGATCTGGGAGTTGAAGACTATGTTCGTAATACCGAAACAGTTTCTCAGGCAATGGATAGAGTGTATGATTTTGTAGAAGAGCAACTTGTCCGCCGCGTGCAAGAGATTGAGGCAGATTTAAGTGGCAGCAAATAAGAATGACAAAGACGCATACTCATTGCTATCAGAATATTCTAGGCTATATCAGATAAGATATAGCCAGACTCCTGTTATTAACAAGTATAAGGAGAAGTGGGGGATGTCCTCACTAGTTGAAGATTTTGGTAGAGAGGGCGTATCAAGAACTCTTGCCTATTATTTTAAAACTAATCGTGAGGGCCATTCTTTGTCCTGGTTCTATAATAATTTTTCCAATGTACATTTGTCTAGACTTGCCTCAGAAAAGGATGATAAAATCAGGGCGGCGGCAAGAGCAAAGACTCGTCAACTAAGAGCGGAGTATCTAAATGGCCTATCTTGAAGAAGTAGAAGTAATCTCATCAGTATGTAAGAATAAGGATATTCATGTCCTCTTCGACAACAACGCAGATGAACTTATTAAAGACTGCTCAGATGTTTGGCTATTTATTAAAGACTACTATGATCAGACCAGAGAGATCCCTGACGCCGACCTTGTTGCCACCCGCTTCCGCGATTTCGATCCAGTAGAATCTGGTCCCACCGTCTACCATATGGATAAGTTGCGTCAGGCCTACCTTGACGAGTCCATTAGACTTTCTTTGCGAAAGACTGCTCAGATGGTTAATGAAAATGAGACAACAAAGGCCCTACAGGAACTTTCTAAAGATGTTGCAAAGATGGCTCGCATTGGAGCCAAGGTAAGAGATATTGACGTAACAGATGTAGAGAATGCTCTGGCGTATTTTGAGAAGACCAGAAAGTCGGCGGAGAACGGCGAGGTAGGCATTAAAACTGATATCACCTCATTTGATGTATGCCTTCCTATGGGTATTGCTAAGGGGCAGTTGGGCATTTTGCTTGCCTATCCCGCGATTGGCAAGAGTTGGTTGGCCTTGTACTTTGCAGTACAAGCCTGGAAGCACGGCTATAAGCCCATGGTGATTAGTCTTGAGATGACTGAGTATGAGGTTCGTAATAGAATTTTTACTATTATTGGTGATGGATTTTTCAGCCATCGCGCTCTCAGCGCGGGGAGAGTGAGTGATAATGAGTTTAAATTATGGGCGGAAAAAACATTAGAGAATAAACAACCATTTAAGATTGTATCTAATGATACTGGTGCAGAGATGACGCCTAATCTAATTGCTTCTAAGATCGATCAGTACCAGCCAGATATCGTCATCGTTGACTACCTACAGTTGATGACTGATAATTCTGGAACCTCACAAAATGAAACTGTCAAGATCAAAAATCTTTCTAGAGAATTAAAACTGCTTGCTATTTCTCAGCAATTGCCTATTCTTGCAATTGCGTCTGCCACGCCCGATGATTCTACAGATTTAGAGTCTGTTCCACAACTTGGTCAGGTTGCATGGTCACGACAGATAGCCTATGATGCAGACTGGGTTTTAAGTATGGGTAGAAAGGCTAATTCAGATATTTTAGAGGCGGCGTTTAGAAAAAATAGACACGGATATATGGGCGACTTCTATCTAGAGATAGATTTTGACAAAGGAATCTTTAAGGAAATATTAGATCCAATTGAATAGTCAACAAACGGTATAATGTATTTATGTCATTTGTGGGACACAAAAGAATAAAAGAATTTCATATAGACGGCCTCATTGAGGATGATTCCGCTATTCCCAAAGTAAGGGAAAGATATGAAACTATTCTTGTAGACATGATGAGATCAAATGGTTATGTCCCCCACCTTGACGTAGATCCTGCTTTTAGCCTAGAATATAAGGATGACAAGTACACCTTCTTGTTGACAATTTATGGAGTATATGTTGGAAGGGCTAAAGCACAATGTTATCTGGCGGTAAGCGGAAACAATCTCATCCCGATGAATACTACACATCGGGACAAATAGCATCAATACTTCAGTCCTGCGACATAAAGGTCGGCGGAGAAATCGACACACACTTTCTTTTGTTCTGCCCCTTTCACTATAATATCCATACCCCCGCCTGTGAAATAGATAAGACCAACGGGATGTTTATCTGTTTTTCATGTGGTGATTCAGGCTCTATCATAGATATGGTAATGAAAACGACGAATAGAAACTACTTTGAGGCCAGCCGACTTATACATTCAAAGCGAGACTCAGTAGATATTGAGCGGGTGGTGCAGGAGGCAATAGACACATCACTAGACCATCCAGAATTTGATATAGAAACCATTGAAAGACTACACAATAACCTGTTGAATGATCAAAGGGCAAAAGAATACTTCTACTCAAGAAATATCCTTGATGAGTCATTCATTAATTTTAAATTAGGTTATTCAGACAAACAGGATATGGTTGTAGTCCCCGTGTTTGATGAATTTAGTAGATGCCTTGGGTTCGTCGCTAGATCAGTAGAGGGAAAGTCTTTTAAGAACAGCGTTGGTTTACCTAAGAGCAAGTTATTGTTTAATCTTAATAAAGTTAAGAGATCATCTATTATTGTGGTCGAATCATCTTTCGATGTTATTAGATTAAACCAGGCTGGATTTAATGCTGTGGCAACTCTTGGTGCCACAGTAAGTAGGACTCAGATTCACTTGCTTCAGCAGTACGCAAAGAGTATTATTGTGTGTCCAGATGCCGATGATGCTGGTAAGAAAATGGTAGATAGAATTGTCGGCGGGGTAAAGAATAAGATCATAGAGGTAGTATCTCTTACAGGAGCAAAAGATGTAGGAGATCTATCTGACCAGGAAATGAAAGATTTATTTAATAAATATTCTGGAAATACTTTAATTTTAGCGGTATAATATACACATCGGCCCATTTATAGGGTCAAATACTTCTAGGAGAAATGATATGTCAGTTATTACAGGTTTAAAGAATATCAAGAGTAAGATGGAGCGCCCACAGGTAGAAGAAGGCGCACGCGCTCGCTGGCTTAAGTTGGAAGACGGCCAGAGCGTTAAGATTCGTTTTGTTAATGAACTAGATCCCGATTCACCTAATTATGATAAGAATCGTGGGCTTGCTATTGTTGTAGCAGAGCATACTAATCCAAAGGATTACCGTCGCAAGGGCCTATGTAGTTTGGATGATGAGGGCCGTTGCTTTGGATGCGAGATGCATCGTAAGGACCCAAAGGCTGGCTGGAAGGCACGGCTGCGCTTCTACACAAATGTCCTTGTTGACGATGGCACAGAGCAGTACGTTGCTGTATGGTCGCAGGGCGTGGGCCAGAAGTCTCCCGCCACTAATATTCTTATTGAATATGCTGGTGATACTCAGTCAATCAGCAACCTTCAATGGCGTCTTAAGAGGTCAGGGACGGGTACTCAGACAAGTTACACCCTTATTCCGCTTGCACCAGATACAGAGAAGTTTGACTGGACAGGTGTAGATCCATTTGATCTAGAAAAGGTAGCAGTACGTCAGGTCTCCTACCCAGACCAAGAGGCATTCTACATGGGTCTAGATGTAGACACTAGTTCAAGCACATCAGTTGATTGGTAAATAACCTTGATCGTTGAGTCGGCAGTAGGATATACTCCTACTGCTTACTCATTTATTGGAGACTAATGTTTCATAATCATCATTCACATTCATTCTATTCACTTCTAGATGGATATTCCTCGCCAGAAGAATTGGTAAAAAGGGCGGCAGAGGTTGGTATGTCTGCTCTCAGCATTACTGATCATGGCACTTTAAGCAGCCATCGTGAAATGGTCAAGGCTGGAAATGACCATGGAGTAAAGCCCATTCTTGGACTAGAAGCATACTTCACTAGCGACAGACTTGATAAACGGTCACGCAAAGAAAGAACTCCTGACGACCAGATCTATAATCATCTCATCATCTTGGCAAAGAATGACAATGGGCTTAATAATATTAATAGGCTGTCAGAAAACGCCTGGGAGGAAGGGTTTTTTATTAAGCCCCGAACCGACTTCGATATGCTAGAGAAGTTTGGCTCCGACTTAGTTATTCTTTCTGGATGTATGAATGGAATGATTTCTAAGGCGATTGAAAATGATAATGAGGCGGCAGCCATACAATATGCTAAATGGTTTAAGGACGCATTCGGTGATGATTTCTACATGGAGATTCAGCCACACAACCCTGCTAGCCTGAATCATTCGCTACTGAATCTGGCAGACAAACTAAGCATCAAGTCAGTTGTTACTTTGGACTGCCACTTTGCTTCTCCAGAAGATAGAATCGCAGAAGAAATCATGCTTATCCTGGGGACACATCCCAAGATAGCAAAGGATTCAGATTTTAATAAGAGTAGAAAGATTAAGGACCTTATTGAAAGACTAGATTATCTTTATGGTGAGAGGCAAATGTCATTCAAAGATCTAGATATTTGGCTGATGGGGCACCAAGATGTAAAGACTAGAATGCTCGCTCAGGGAATTGAGCGGGAAGATATCTATGAAAATAGTGTAGAGATTAGTGAAAAGATCGGACAATACGATATTAAATTTGGGGTTGATCTACTTCCCGTAAGCCATAAAGATCCTGACGCAGAACTTAAGCAACGTGTGATGGACGGTCTGAGGCAGAGAGAACTTATTGAGCCAGAGTATCTTGAGCGTGCCAAGGAAGAACTGGATATTATTAAGACTAAGAATTTTGCATCATACTTCCTTGTGGTTGCCAATATGATTAACTGGGCAAAGGGGCAAGGAATTTTGGTTGGTCCTGGACGAGGCTCGGCGGCAGGAAGTCTTATTTGTTATGCGCTAGGCATTACTGAGGTAGATCCATTAGAGCACAATCTTTTGTTCTTCCGATTTATTAATCCAGATAGAAATGACTTTCCCGATATCGATACCGATTATGAGGATCGTCGTCGCGGTGAAGTAAAAGATTATCTAATTGAAGAGTACAAGCATGTTGCCTCTATCGCAACGTTTAATACATTCAGGGACAAGGGCGTTGTTAGGGACGTTGCAAGAGCCTTTAACATCCCCCTGTCAGAGGTAAACAAATCATTGAAGGGTATTGAGACATGGGAAGAATTTATCCGTACTCCAGGGGCCAAAGACTTCAGGGACAGGTATCCAGAGGTAGTAGAATACGCAGACAGACTCCGTGGCAGAATTCGTGGTACTGGTTTGCACGCCGCTGGGATCGTTACATCTAAGACAGATATATCATCTTACGCCCCCATTGAAACTAGAAAAGATTCTCAGAGTGACAATAGAATCCCCGTTGTGGCTGTAGATATGGAGCAGGCGGCAGAGATTGGTCTGATTAAAATTGATGCTCTTGGCCTAAAAACTCTTACTGTTGTAAAAGATACGATAAATAATATCAAAGAGCGCAAGGGCGTGGATATCGATCTTAAGAAGATCCCAATGGATGATCCAGAGGTTTATGCAGACCTAAGCGCTGGATTCACTAAGGGCGTATTTCAGGCAGAAGCGACACCGTACACCAACCTTCTTATTAAAATGGGTGTGAGCAATCTTAACGAACTTGCTGCTTCTAATGCGCTAGTACGTCCTGGTGCTATGAATACGATTGGTGCCGACTATATTAAAAGAAAGAAGGGGCGTCAGGCGGTATCTTACATCCACCCAATTCTTAAAGAGTTTACGGAAGATACTTATGGGTGTATCCTTTACCAAGAGCAAGTCATGCAGGCGTGTGTGTATTTAGGCGGCATGACCATGACAGAAGCCGACAAGGTTCGTAAGATTATTGGAAAGAAGAAAGATGCAAAAGAATTCGACCAGTTCAAGGATAAATTTATTTCTGGCGCTTCACGGCACATTTCTAAGGAAGCAGCAGAAAAACTCTGGCATATGTTTGAGGCCCATGCTGGATACTCCTTTAATAAGAGTCACGCTGTTGCCTATTCTACGCTATCTTATTGGACCGCGTGGCTAAAAAGATACTATCCGACAGAGTTTATGTTCTCTCTACTTAAGAATGAATTAGACAAAGATAAGAGGACCGACTACTTGATTGAGGCAAAGAGAATGAACATTAAGATTCGTCTACCACACATCAATGAATCGGGAGAGGACTTCACCCTTGAAGGTGATGCAATTAGATTTGGTCTAGGCAATATTAAATATCTTTCTCAGGGGATTTCTAGAAAGATTATTGCCAAAAGACCTTTTAATTCATATCAGGAATTTCTAGAGTTTACTACAAAGAAAGGGTCGGGGGTAAACAGCCGTGCGGTAGAAGCGTTAAATAGAATTGGCGCTGCAGCATTTGATGATAACCCTAGATCTGGAAATGAAAGAGAATATCTTTATGAATACCTTAATGTTCCAGAGTTTGTTACTAATATCCCACGCTGGGTAGAGTCATACTTTAGACCTCTAGAAGAATATGATGAGAGCGGGGCATTCATCGTAATGGCTATGGTCAAATCTATTAAGCGCGGGGATGGATGGAGCCGTATTGAGATTGTAGATAAGACTGGAAGTGTTGGAGTATTTCATAATGCCGACACAGTAATTGAGCCAGGTAAGATGTACATCTTCTTAATATCTGATAATAGAATTCTCTCCTACCTTACTCCAGATTCTCTTGACTCAGCCAACAATTCTTTTGTACAATTTCTAAAGGCAAAGACTATGGTTCTTGGACCAGATGAATATTTCGTTGTAGATATGGAAGCCAGGAAAACTAAGAAGGGCGATAAAATGGCTAACGCTGTTCTCGCAAATGAAGATAAAGATCTTATTTCCATAGTAATCTTTCCAAGTATGTATGCAGAGGCGCTTGCAAGAATGAAGCCAGGTAGCAATTGCCGCCCAATATTTGGGGAAACTGCCGCTGGCGCTACTACATTAAAGGGTTTTATCAGATGAATTTAGATACATTAGCAGATAGACTACATGATACCGCTCAACAAAAGGGATTCTGGGAGCCTATATCTAGAATGCAGGAGCAGGACTTCTTTATCTTTTATTCAAAGCAGATCGCTATGATTCATTCGGAGGCGACAGAAATTCTTGAAGCCCTAAGAAAAGATAAGGGCGATGAGGCGGTAGTAGAAGAAATTGCTGATCTAATCATTCGTGCCCTTGATTTATATAAAGGTATTAAACTTTATTCGGGGGAACTGCCATCTCTAGATTCAATTCTTATGAAGAAGTCACTAACAAACCAGGAGCGTCCACGGCTGCACGGCGTTCGTGGATGATATAATGAAGGCTTACTTTCTTCATGGCTCAGACGGAGAGAAACTTATGGTTATCCGTGGGCATGATGAGGAGACAATGATACAAATTATAGATACATTAAAACGTTCCAGGCATGAGAGCGTTAAAGAATTAGCGGAAGTATTGGAGAATCATTTTAATGAGCGACATGATGATGGAGGAAGTGCTATCACGGCTAGACCCAAAAATAAGAAAGATGGTAGGAAGCGCCGCTGAAGTAGAGATACATAAGCAAAAGACGCCAAGTTTGTCTTTAAATGTTGCCTTAAAGGGTGGACTGGCATATGGTAGGCAAGTTCTTATCTGGGGAAATAAAAGTGCTGGTAAGTCATCCTTTTGTCTCCAAATTATCGCAGAAGCCCAGAAAGAAGGAAAATTATGTGCCTGGATAGATTCAGAGCAATCATATTCCCCAGAGTGGGCAGAAAAATTAGGCGTAGACTCACAATCCTTGATTTACTCCCCCGCGAAAACAATCAATGAAATGGTTGACGTTGGAACACAACTTATTCAGTCGGGAGTAGATTTACTTGTTGTAGATTCTATCTCCGCTCTACTACCAGCCATTTACTTTGAAAAGGATGGGTCCGAACTTAAGCAACTCCAAGATACAAAACAGATCGGCGCAGAAGCCAAAGATATGACTCATGCGGTCAAGATGCTGAATTACGTCAATGATAAGACCCTGCTTATCCTTATCTCTCAACAACGTAATCAGTTTGGATCTATGCACGCCAGCCATATTCCCACGGGCGGAATGGCGGTAAAGTTTTTCTCTAGCACCATCATTAAACTGTGGTCAAGTGAGGCAGAGGCTTCATCTATTAAGGATAAGATTGCGGTGGGAGATAAACTTATTGAGCAAAAAGTAGGCAGGCCTGTTAACTGGACAATTGATTACAATAAAACTGGACCTCAATTTATTACAGGGTCATATGATTTCTATTTCCAGGGTGACCATGTTGGGGTGGACCATGTAGCAGACCTAGTAGATACCGCTGAAATGCTTGGAATTATTGAGCGCGGGGGTGCCTGGTATACTGTATTAGGAGAAAGAATTCAAGGTCGCGCTAATGTAGTGGCGAGAGCCAGAGAAGACCTTGACATGCAAGAAGAATTAACTAAGTTGGTGTATGAAAAGATATGATAGACCCTAAAGCCTTTATTACCGCTCCCAGTAAATCTAACACAAAGTTTAAAGAAATAGATGGAACATTCTCCTGTTCAGAGCAGGGATGCTTTGAGGTATCGACAAAGGGAATGTATGATGCATCTAATAAAAAGGTTTATTGGACCTGTCCAAATGGTCACGATGGAAGCGCTAGATTAGTTTATGAGTGAGAGATCAGAACTAAGACGTATGGGCGCTAAGTCTCATAAAAATAGTGGTCGTGGGCAGTACCAGAAAGCAGATGGAAATATCCCCAGGTTCGTCATTGACGTAAAAGAGTATGGAAAATCTTTGTCAATGAGCCAGGATATGTGGGCAAAAATAGTCACAGATTGCCTAAGAACTGATAATAAAAAGAATCCACTTCTCATGGCTGTTCTTGGAAGCGGCGGCAGAAAGACAAGGCTTGCCGTTATTGAGTGGGAAGTACTAGAAGAATTATTGGAGGAATTAGATGGAAAACACGATTGATCTGATAAATCAAGTGTCAGAGTTTGCTGATATTCACGATTTTGTCAGCGATGACGGTCTTGATGAGGCAATGGCTGCCATCGTAAAGATTATTTCAAAGCCAGATATTCCTCCAGTTCAAGCCCTCACCCTTATTGCAAAACTGCAGGCCTTATCCGCTAAGTTTGGAATTCTTGCAGCATGGTATTCGACGGCGGCTAAAGGTCCAACAGGCTCTCCAAATAATATTAAAAAGAATATCTATTACTCAAGTAAGGAGGCACTAGATAAACTCGTAGACTCATTGAAGTATACGGTTAGGTATAATCTAGGTTAATTATGGCTAAAAATCTTATATCATCCTTACTTAGCCAGCCTAAAAATACTAGGTTGGACTCTAAGAAGTTTATTAAAATGCTGAACTCTGCATATCAAAATACTAATACGGTAAAAGACTTTAAGCAAAAGAAAACTTTTGCGCCTAGCACAATTGGTTATGGTCACGGAACCTGTGCAAGATATTGGTACATAGCATTTAATGGGGCCGAGTTTACAGATAATATTCCTGCTGCAAATATTGCATCCATGCGGTCGGGAACCGACGCCCACGAAAGAATAGAAAAACTTATACAAACAACAGGACTTTTAAAGGAACGTGAAAGAGAAATAAAGAGTGATGACCCTCCAGTAAGGGGGTTCGCTGACGTAGTTTTGGAGATAGATAATGAAGAAGTCATCGGTGAAATTAAGACGATCAAAGATCAATACTTCATTCAAAGAAAGAGCGAGGGAATACCTTCTTCAAGTCATTTTCTTCAACTACTAATTTATATGAAAATTGAGGGGGCAGAAGAAGGGTTTATTCTTTATGAAAATAAGAATGACAATGAACTTCTAGCCATCCCGATTCAAATGAATGAAAAAAACAAAGAGTATATTGAATATGTATTTAATTGGATGAGAGAAGTTTACTCTTTATATAAAGATGATGTTCTTCCTAAAAGAGGTTATACAAAATCTACCTGGACCTGCAAAGGCTGCCCAGTATCAGAAACTTGTCTAGAAAAAGATACTGGTGAGGTAAAGATAACAAATCTCAAGGTTGGTATCGAGTGAAGAATTGTGCCAACTGCGGTGGACCATTTGAGTCTAATAAAAAGAATCAAAAATACTGTACCCCCGCTTGCTGCAGATTAGCAACAAATAAAAAGATAATGAATAAATATTATGAGAATAAAAGAAGGCTGAGTGGAGAAAAAAGATATTGCGGTTGCGGCCAATTGTTAAGTAGATATAATGAAAACAATAAATGTTTTGTCTGTGTTGAAGAGGACACTAAAAATAATCGCGGGAATATATTAGAGGTGATAAACAATGTCGCTAAAAAAACTAATAAAACAAAACGCTAGTACAGTTCTTGGCGTAGATTCATCGACTAACTCATTCGCCTTCTGCCTATTTGATGGCAATCCAATTAAATGGGGCAAAATAGATTTCCATGGAAACAATATTTACGACAAAGTTATAGATTGTAGAGATAAAATGCCATTTATCAAAGAAGAGATTAGGCCAGATTATATTTGTATAGAGTCTGCCATCATGGTAAAATCTCAGGCGGTGGCTATTCATATGGCTATGATTGTTGGCGTTCTCATATCTGAATTAGCATTGGACTCTAAGAGAATAATTACCGTTCCGCCGATACAATGGCAGTCATATATAAAAAATAATAATTTGACAAAGGCGCAAAAAGAGCAGATTAAATTAGACAATCCTGGCAAATCAGACAATTGGTACAGAAATTATGCAAGAAATATGCGTAAACAAAAAACTTTAGATTACTTTAATAACATGTTTAACATTAATCTACAAGATCACGATGTTGGCGATGCTTTCGGACTTGCATATTATGCTCACAAGAATTTGGTGACACATGGCTAAACTATATGAAAATAAAGCATATCTTACTAAAAGATACGCGGTGGAGAAGAAAAGTCTTGAAGAAATTGCAAAAGAATGTGGCGTAAGCCATCAGACTATCTATAGATATCTGGCTAAGTTTGGATTAATTAGAGACCAAAGGAAGTTAAAAAGATGATAGAAGTAGAATACGATGAAATGTTCAGAACTACTAATCCTAATGCTAGGTTCAATCCAATCAATCAGACAGAGAGAGCCATTCTAGATGAATGCAATAGGCTTGCCAATATGCTCATAGAAAAGAATCGTGCGTATGGAAACTCTGCCTTAGAGCCTGTCAGAGTATTTTCTAATTCAGATAACATTGAGCAATTAAATGTCAGGATTGACGATAAATTATCTAGAAGGATGCGCGGAGGAGAATATCGGGGCGACAACGATCTTGACGACCTGATGGGTTATCTGGTATTATTGAGTATTGCACAAAAGGAGACATGGAAGTAATGCCGTTATACACCTTTACATGCATTGAGTGTGACAAGTCGCATGAAATGCTTTTGAAGATGGAAGAAAGAGACAATGCTATCTGCCCCGACTGTGGATTAAGATTGGTGAGAAGTATTGATTCACCAGGAATGGTTTGGGCTCCCACCCGTGGTGGAAGTGGATTCGCCACATAACAAAGGAGAGTCATGTCTAGAAAAAGGGTTAGTGATTCTGAAGAGCAGCCGTCCTACAAAGTAAATCCAGATATATCAGTATTTTATGAACTTAAGTTTGGAAAGAATATCATTAAGCCAGGAGATTCGCTAAAATTTAAAGATGTTCGTGGATCTTTCAGATTTATTAGACTTGCTCACAATGTTAAGAAGGACGTTACTTGGATAGATTGCTACTCTCCAACCACAGGAGAGTATCGTTCGTTCTATGTGGAAAAACTTAAAGGTGTCGTCCACGCAAAGAAAAGTATTAGGAAGAAGATGAATGTCAACTGATGTAGTCCTTGCAGAGCGTTGGGAAAAAATTAATAAGGTGGTAGATGTATTCCTTAAGGGGACAACTAACCCTGCCGCGATTGCAAGAGCAACTGGATTTAAACGGGCGGAGGTCCAGGAGTATCTTGATGAATGGCGATCAGTCATTCAGAGTGACAGACAAATTCAAATGCGAGCAAGGGAGGCCCTATCTGGGGCCGACCGACACTACTCTATGTTGATTGAGGAGGGCTGGGATGTTATTAATCAGTCTGGCGCAGTTGGAGATCTGGGCAAGAAGACTGCTGGCATTAAAATTGTTGCCGATATTCAGCAAAAACAAATAGACATGCTCCAAAAGGCTGGCCTTATTGAGGACAGCGAAATTGCCCAGCAGATCATTGAGACTGAGCGTAAGCAAGAAATCTTAGTGAAGATTCTTAAGCAAGTCGTGGCGGACTGTGACCATTGCAAGCGAGAAGTATTCAGGCGGCTGGAGGAAGTCACGGGTAAGGCAGAAGGCTTCTAATGTTTGATGATTTTATATCGGCTCTGGAGGAAGACGAGTTTGAAGAGCATCCTGTAAACATTGAAGAATTTGTGACAAATGAGGACTATCTCCACCTGCCTCCTCTCTCAGAATTTCAATACCAGGCAATTAAAGCAATGACGCAGGTATACAAAAAAGATACCTTGATTAAATTGTATGGAGAAGAAGAGGGCATAAAAAGAAGCCGTCAGACTTGCAACGAAGTAATTCTTCAACTTGGCAAGGGAAGCGGGAAAGATTACATTTCTACCATCTCTGTCACCTATCTCGTCTATCTTCTTCTGTGTCTTAAAGACCCCGCCAAATATTTTGGAAAGCCCCCTGGCGATTCAATCGATATTATTAATATTGCTATCAACTCTGAGCAGGCAAAAAATGTATTCTTCAAAGGTTTTCGTAAAAGAATTGAAGACTCTCCATGGTTTGTTGGAAAATACAATATCACCGCCCAAAGCGTGTCTTTTGATAAATCTATTACATGCCACTCAGGTCACTCAGAACGGGAGTCCTGGGAGGGATATAACGTTATCTGTGTGATTCTTGACGAGATATCTGGATTCAGCACCGTATCTACTAGTGGAAATGAACAGGCAAAAACTGGTCAGGCGATCTATGATATGTATAGAGCCTCTGTCGATTCACGATTTCCAGATGTTGGCAAGGTGGTCCTACTTTCCTTCCCGCGATACCGCGACGACTTTATTCAGCAAAGATACAATGCTGTTATTGCAGACAAAGACGTAATCATCAGATCTCATACCTTCAAACTTGATGATGAGTTAGATGGTGTAAAAGAAAATGAATTCACTATTGAGTGGGAAGAAGACCAAATAAATGCTTATAAATATCCTAAAGTTTTTGCATTAAAGAGGCCAACCTGGGAAGTAAACCCTACTAGATCGATTAATGATTTTAAGATTACTTTTTATAATAATCCAGTAGATGCTCTGGGTAGATTTGCATGTATGCCACCAGATGCCGTGGACGCATTCTTTAAATCAAAAGAGAAGATTCTTGCGTGCTTTAATCAGCCAATTAATGGTGTTGATGACGACGGTAGGTTTAAAGATTGGTTTATCCCACAGGACAATAAAGAATACTATGTGCATGTCGATCTTGCTCAAAAGCATGATCATTGTGCAGTAGCCATGTCTCACGTTGACAGATGGGTGCATCTTAAAAGTTTTATGGGGCATAATGTTGTCAGCCCGATTGTTGTAGTGGATTGTGTAAGATGGTGGACGCCAACGGCAGATAAGTCCGTTGATTTTTCTGAAGTAAAACAATTTATTGTTGATCTGAGATCACGAGGATTTAATATTAAGAAGGTCACCTTCGACCGATGGAACTCACATGATATTATGACGGAACTTAAAATGATCGGAATACAAACAGAGACTTTATCTGTAGCCAAAAAACACTATGATGATATGGCTATGCTTGTTGGAGAAGAAAGAATCATCGGACCTAGCATTAAACTTCTTACCGACGAATTGTTGCAGTTGAGAATTATTCGTGATAAGGTAGATCACCCAAGAAAGGGTAGCAAAGACCTTTCAGATGCCGTATGTGGCTCTATCTATAACTCTATATCTAATACTAGAAAAGAATCTGAGGAAATAGAGATAGAGGTCCATACATATAAACAATTTATTCGTGACCAAAGGGAAGAAGAGGCCAAGAGAAATGTTATTCAGCCTCCCGTTAGCGGTCAGAACAACATCGATGATTATATCCAATCTATAGGGATGGTTTAACATGGATATGAACGAGGAACTTATTCAGATAATGCTTGAGCGGGGCTACGTTGAGGTGGTAGGATATAATCCTGTTGGAGATCCAATCTACAAGGTTACCGAATTGTTCTATGAAGAACAGCAAGAACTTGTAGAATGGATGCGGCAGATGGACTCAGATATACTGAATTCACTATGGTTCAAAGGCTTTATTGATTTAAAGATGGACGAGGATGGAAACGCCTTCATCTATCTTACCGATAAATCAGAAGACTGGCTAGACGCAGAAGAACTTACTGAGGACGAAAAATCAATGATGTATCTCATCTATAGTACAGGAGCCTACAATGGAGGAAAATGGAATGGCGGATTCCCCGACGCAGGATACAAGGAACGTGATTGATTACTACAAAGAGTGGGAAAATGATCAGATTAAGGCAGACTTAGATACTAAGCGCCTTCCATTTGTTGTGGGCTTCGAAAATGTATCTGGTGACTTTAACAAAGCCTCTGGAATTAGAAACAGTAATGCATTTCTTGCAAAAGAATCTTGGATTATTGGAAATAAAAGGTGGGACCGCCGTGGAGCGGTGGGTACACAGAATTATATCCATCTGAAATATGCCCCCTCACTAGATCATATTTATCTTAATGAGCCTCACATCAGAGATATGCGTTGGGTGGCGGTAGATAATGTTCCAGGTGCTACCCCCATTACTGAATATGAATGGAATCCAAACACCTTTATGATCTTCGGAGAAGAGGCCAGAGGAGTTAGTCCAATGGGTCTAGGGATGGCAGATGATGTCGTAATGATTCCACAACTTGGTAGTGTAAGAAGCCTGAACGTGAGTGTTGCTAGCGGGATCATAATGTATGATTACGCGACAAAACTTGGAATGCTATAATTAGTCATGGAAGTATGCTCATTTTGTGGAAAAAAGGCCGAATGGTCTGGATCTAGAAAAACAACAATGCTATATCTTTGCGATATACATTTTAGAGCCTATTACATAAATTTTTCAGATTGGAAGAAAATAGATGGCTGAATCATATGTTCCAACAGACTCTATGGCTTCTAACGCTCGTCGCGGGCTTGCCCTAAGAGATGAATTTAATCGTGGTGGTACGGCGGTAGGAATCGCACGGGCAAGAGATATTGCCAATAAAAAGAATTTAAGTGAATCTACTGTGCTAAGAATGCACTCATTTTTTAGCCGCCACGCCGTTGATAAAAAGGGTAAAGGCTGGCGTCAAGGAGAAGAGGGATATCCCTCTAATGGTCTTATTGCATGGTTGTTGTGGGGCGGTGACTCAGGTAGATCCTGGGCGGAATCAAAAAGAAATGCAATCATGAGAAGGAGAGAGCAGTCTAGCAAAATGTGGAAAGGTACTGCTTTCGATATAACCGAATAGACCCCGATGTGCCAGCAATGCCGAGTTACGCGGTTGATTCCAGTATGAAGTTAGTCAAACGTGCAGATAACCTTGGGATGGTGTAGTTACCCGCTGGCACATCGGTCTATGGTCTGTGGCGCAATGGCAGCGCAATCGGCTGTTAACCGATGGGTTGTAGGTTCGAATCCTACCAGGCCAGCATGGAAATGCATTCAGACGGCGAATGTCAAAAATATTGGCGAGATAGATTCTCAGAACAAATAGAGGAATGCATTGAAACTCCTTTTTCAGAAGGTTATTCTTCTGAGGCGGAATGGTTTAAGCAAGGTCTTAGGTATGCCATGATGATTATTCGTTGGGACTATGATGAGTGAGACTGCTCACAAGAAGCCTTTAAAATTTGACCATTTACGGATACCCTGATAAGATAAAAGTATCAACCCACAAGGAGGATATAATGAAAGCATTAGGAAATTATTTTGCAGAAATGTTTAGGTCAGCCACAAGCGGACCCTTTACAATTCAGTCAGAATGGGAAAAGGCTAGGAGAGATGCTTCTAGATTTGGACCATCACATGTTGCAGAGATTGATGCCATCTTTTCACGACAGGCATAATCATTGACACCCGCCCACGATTACTATATTATAGTGTCGTGGGCAAGTCATTTATAGAAAAGGATTAATATGAAGAATATTATTATTGCCGTCGCTATTTCTGCGGTGGCATTGGTAGGCTGTACATCACAATCAGAGCCAGCGCCGACAGTAACAATTACCGAGCAGGCACCAGCGCCCAGCGCCGATGATGGGGTGTCTGTAAATTCCCAAAAGTTTGTAGAATTTGTTAGACAGAATGGCGGAATCTATGGGGAAATCGCCAATGAATCCGATCTAATCGGTCTAGGCAACACTATATGCAAAGGCTTTGCTGGAGGCCTTTCTGAAGATGAGATTGCTGAAGTTTTGGCCGAAGCCCTAATCAATAATAATATGGGCAATGATGACGGTGCTAAGTTTGGTGCGGCGCTTATTGTTGGTGCTAGAACATATTTGTGTGTTGTGACCTTTTAATGTCATACTTTACATTCTACTGCTTAGTAAAATCGGGCGGCGGGTATGTGATGAGGCCACACATAAATATATACAACAACATGGTAGAAATTATCAAATGGGATAAGAATGTATACATATAGTGCAGAAGTTATTCGTGTGGTCGATGGAGACACAATAGATCTTAATATTGATCTTGGATTTCATGTAAAGATTACTAAAAGAATTCGACTCTCTCTTATTGATGCACCTGAAAGATTTACTGAGTTAGGTAAAAGGTCAACAGAGTTTTTATCAAAAACTTTACCCGTTGGTTGTACTGTAACTGTAAAAACTCAATTGGATAAAGATGATAAATATGGCAGAGTCTTGGGAGAAATATTTACTACCGATCAAATATCTAGTATTAATAAATTAATGATTGATAGTGGCCACGCTGAGTATTATAAATAATTGACTAATAGAACTTACTACTGTAAAGTAGAATGATGTTGCCGCCAAAGGAGGTCAATATGACGACAAAAAACCAATTTGGAATGGCAATGGACTGGATTGCCGCAGTAGTTCTTGCAATCACGTTTATTGCAGCACCAAGTATGGCGTATGCTAAGTCTGCGCCCCTGGCGGAAAGTGCAGTTAGTCCTGCCACCGCTGACACATTAGAAAGAACAGCGCAAAAAGAAAAAGTTTGGACGTTACCAGAAAAATGTAACGATAAGCAAGCAAAGATTCTTTTTAAGGCAGGATTTAACCGTCCTGGGATGCTTAGAGGAGCCTGGGCAATTACCTGGCGTGAATCAAAGCACCAATCACTTGATGAATCTAGCAGATATTTTACAGGTGCCCTAGGAACTTGGCAAATTCAGACAAGTGCATGGTCTGGTAGATCATGGTGGTCCCGTGATAATATGCTAGATAAGAAAAAGCAGTCAGAAATTGTGCGTAAGCACTTTTTAAATAATGATATGCATAATTGGGGGTATGGTTATTCATTTAAGAATGATTCCTGGCATGAAAATGCTGGGATGTATTATTCTTTATGGGGATCATCACTTACATATGCATGGGTAATTGCACCATTTAATACTGGATGGTCTTTATTCCCAAAGAAATGTACCCCAGAAAAAGTTTAACGCAGTAATATATATGGCGGGGGCAAACAAACCATTGCGGCAACAGCCCCCGCCATATCTACTTAATGGAGATTAAATGAGAATAGGCTTTCTTTCAACAGATTGGGGCGACCACATGGATGGTCAGCCTGGTGGATGCACCAATGTACGAATGATGCTTCCTGCACATAATCTTAATCAAATAGGTCATCAGGCGATTGTTGGAGAAGTTGGCTGGAAAGATGGAGAAGGATTCGTTGCTATTAAACCTTATGAAAGATTGAAGGCTGGAAGAATTGGTGTTATTAAAAATTATGACTGGTGCTTCGATAAATTAGATGTAGTAATTCTTAAACTTTTTATGCACAAGGATGCCCCTAAATATATCGAAGAGGCTAGAAAATTAGGTCAGACCATAATTATTGACACAGACGACCACTTTGAAGAATTGCCAGAAGACAATTTAGCCTTTATCACCACCGACCCAGAAAAAAATCCAGATAATAACCGCGCACACCTTATATCAACATATTCGGTAGCAGACGGGATTATCGCCAGCACAAAGTTTCTTGAAAAAAGAATGTTGCAATATAACGATACGGTGTATCGTGTTCCGAATTCATTAGATCCAAAGACATTCATGTATCGAATGGATTTCTCTGGAAATAAACCTACCATTGGTTGGGTTGGAATAATGATGTGGAGGGTCAACGATTTAGTTGAAGTATCTTCCCCACTAAAAACTATTATTGAGCAAAATAATCTTAAGTTTCATCACTCAGGAATTATGCTAAACAGGCCAGACTGGGCGGCGGAAGCACTAAGAATTGACCCAGCCAAAGTTTCTGGATATACGGGGGCAAGGCCACGGTACTACGGTAATATTTTTATGCCAATAGATATTGGGATCGTACCACTCCACCCTAGTCCATTTAATGAGGCTAAGAGCAACCTTAAGGGGCTTGAGTACGCCTTATCTGGAGTACCGTTTGTGGCTTCTAGCACACAGGAATATCGTGACCTTGCAGATATTGGTGCTGGAAGAGTTGCTAAAAATAATAAAGAATGGTTAAAAAATCTTAAACAATTGCTGGACCCAGAGGTAAGAGAATTTGAGCGGCAGAAAAACTACAAGACTGTTGTAGAAAACTTTAATATATTTACAATTAAATATAAATGGTCGGAAGCAATAGAACTTATCGACATTAAAGCAAAGGAATCTAAGATAGAAAAAATTCCATTGCTTAAGGTATAATAGATTTAGAAAATGCTTGGGAGGCTGTATTATGCCATATGACATTAGACAAAATTACCGTGGAAAGTCTGGATATTCTGTAGTGGGTCCAGATGGTACCGTTCGTGGTACACATAGCACCCGTCGTGAGGCGGTAGATCAGCAACGGGCACTATACGCTGCTGAATCAAGGTCTAAGAAAGACATTTCTAAGGCAGAGCATAATTTATACGAGCAACTTTCTGAGCCAGAAAAAGAATTTCATGATTCTCTTGTACAACTAGCCGAAAAGTATGGCCCGTTAGATGCAGAAGATACTGGGATTTGGATTGGCTATGAGTCAGCCGCTCAAAATACTGATGCGTCAATTGGAGTTATGTGCGGCAACTGTTCCCTTCATTTTGAAAAAGAAGACGGTGGTCTGGGGTGTATGATTCTTTCATATGAAATTGAAGAGATGGGTAAGTGCCGTTTAGCGGCGATTCCGCCTGGATATGTCAATGTAAACAAAAACATCTGGGGCGGTAGATTCGCATGAAATTTGTATCTCTTATTAATGCTGTAAATCTTCCATCAGATCCAGCGACTGGAACAGATGGGGATATTTACTACAATACTGAAGATGGAAAGTATAAAGTTAGACTCAAAGGTCTGTGGGTACATTTAACTGACGATGAGCATTTAAAACAATCCATTGCCCCAGAAATTTTTATTACTGGGGATTCATCCACAGCATCCGTTTCTGTAACGTTGCAACAAATTCATGCTGAAAATACTTTAAAATGTCTGTCAGCATCGTCTACTCAAATCATCATCCCCGACCAAAATGTAAGTGACCTTAGGGTTGCATCTAGGATTAATGTTGTTCGTGCTAGCGAAGGAGAGGTCGAAATAATTACTCAGAATGCTTCCGTGTCATTCTCCTCCCCTTCAGATATTTATTTGACAAAATCTGGCACAGAAGTTAAACTAATAAATATCGGATTTAATGAATGGATTTTAACCGGAGAGTTTCCCGACCTATATTAAGGAATAATAATGAAAATTCTTGTT